AAACTTTCCTATCGACATTACTGTCAAATCCACAACTGGAATATCATCCTTCGATTCTAATATCAGACCCTCAAGTGCGCCATGAACAGCACCACCTTGAATGCTTTGCCTATCTACTATTCCTGCTTTAGACAAATGCTCGAACAATCTATTCTGTGTAGCATATACCTCATCGTTATACGTCCTCTTGGGGAAAACGACAACCTTCTTAAGTTCTGGCGATACAGAAATATCTACAACATAATGATCGGTTATCATTATGGTACCATCCAGTGCTGTCCTGGCTCGTAATTTCATCTTGAAAGGAAGTTCTTCTTCCTCTGGTGGGGGAGGTTCTTTCACGGTGATATTAATCTTCTCCGGAGTTGTGACTTCCTCTTCTTCTTTTACCTTAATCTCAATCGGCATTGGATTCACTCTCCCCCAGCTCTCTTGCTAGTTCCTGAATCTCAAGCAACCTAGAAACAGACTGCTGATCTATTTCCTCCTTTTCCTTGAATGATTCTAATATTGAATAAATCTCGTGGAGCTTTGACTTCATATTCTCGTCATCTTTTATATGCTCCGACTCTCTTGCCTCTACCATTACTTTCTTTAGTCTCGACAACTCTTCATTGAGAAACACTCTGAGGGAAAATCCATTATCGCTAAAAGAAAGAGCGTGCCTCGTAACGAGATCTTTTTGCTCCTCCAGCAAAGATCCGTACTTCTTGTTGAAGTTCTCCACAAACATCTTATAAACTAAACTATCTGTAGGTTCCATCTCTTTCCTCGCGTCTTCTTTCTTGTTCGTAAGGAACTTGTTCTCTAACAGCACCCTCTCTTTGACAGGAAGTTCCTTGTTCAATATCTGAGCGATTGTCGCTAGATCTTTATAGTTTTGCACAAACAATCCGAATGTATCTGTAGAGAGACTCTTGTTTATCCTGTTAACAACCTTTGTTTGTTCGTTGAAGATTTCTTTTTTATCAATTCTGCCGAAGTCTTCTTTTGCCTCCGACATTATCTTTGCGGCGAGGGAATCATCGACATCCCCGAGAGACAAGAGAGAATCATATATATCCTTCTCCACTCTTAGCGTAGAGCCTTTGCGAAAGAAATCTTTACAGATCCCCAATGCTATTTGCTCCTTCTCTCGATCTTCGTTTACAATGCTTCTCGTAATTTCGCGGACAAGAATCTCGTAAAGAAAAGCGGTATTTCTTTTCTTATTATGTTTGTTCTTCTTGTTTTTCATCCTTTTTTTCATCCTCTCTTTGTTCTAATTGTTCTATTAAAAGTTTAATCTCCGAATGTCTTTCCTTTACTTCAAAAACTTTATCTTCTTCAGTTCTATAAGTATCATTTCCTTCTTCGTAAACGCCACCTTTTGTCAAATTCATTATATCAAGTGCTCCGGCGCCGAATGTATTCCTAGGAGTGTTCTTCCCTTTCTCGTTGCTCCATTCTCCGTGCATACTTCTCCTGTTCGCACCGAGAGCTCTTTTATCGTGCTTTACGGGAAGGTAGGTGCCCTTCTCGTATGTTCTCACATCATCATCCCGTCGTGCTGGCGCCGCAAGGAGATCGCCATCTGCCGGTTCATCTCCACCTAAATCATCTCCGCCTAAATCATCTCCGCCCAGGTCATCTCCGCCCAAGTCATCTCCACCTAAATCATCTCCACCCAGGTCATCTCCACCCAAGTCTCCGCCCAAGTCTCCGCCCAGGCCGCCTCCGCCTAGGTCTTCTCCACCGCCTTCGGTGCCGGCAGCGACAGCATCAAGTAACACCTGCATCTTCTGATCGTTAAACATCTCTCTCTGGTTTCTTAGGAACTCTTCATCTGTCATGCCGAAAACGTTTTCTGCTACCCATCGCTTAGAGAAGAATCCTTCTGTGGCCGCCGAGGCGACATCAAACTTAGTTCTCCACTGTTCGAGTTCTTGTAGTTCTGCGAGCTTTGATGGGTTGTTTAGTTTCAAAGAGTGAGAAATCAGATCGTCTCCTCTGAATCCCATAATGTATAGATGGATAACTCCAATCTTCTCTAACTCTGCGACAACCGCTCGTTGAAGACGTTGGATCGTCCTAGCAAATCGAATGTCTTTTTGGGCTAGTGTTGATTTGTCTTCGTCAGAACCCTCGCCCCTAGACAAGTATGATTGCGGAATCTTTATTGCGGAGAACAACTTGTCTCTTAGATACTTCACATCATCGATATCGCCTGTATATGTTCCACCGGGTAGCGACTCAATCCTAGAATTGTTTGCTGCTCCTCGAACTGGAAGGAAATAATCCTCCTCGATGCTCATGGGGTTGTATCTCAAATCGACCCTTCCAGTGTCCTTGTCTATCACCTGGTTTCTCTTCATTTGAGTTATGACTTTTTGCATATATTGCTCGACATCTTCCGGAGCGATTGATCCAACATCAATATAGAATACTCTTCGCTCGGGTGCTCGAACAATACGGTATGCCATCATGGCATCTTCCAAGAGAACTAACTGCCTCCAGATTCGCCTGGCAGGTTCCAATACCGAAGTTCCATATGGGGCATACTTGTCGTTGCCAAGAATTCGGAAATGTGCCATCTGCCAATTTTCAAAGGTTAGTCCTCCGCTGTTCCACTGAAACTGGACATAGTTTGGGTTAACAGGATCCTCGCCCTCTAGTCTCTCAATCTCTTGTGGTGGCAGCCCGACGACGCTCTTGACGCCGATACCTTCGTCAATATCGAGATAGAGAAAGAAGTCGCCATATTTACACATAGTGCGGCACCATCCGAACAGGTTGAATTCGACATTCAACACGTTGTCATAGAGAGTTTCTAAGACACCCTTTATCTCTTCGTTGGGGCAAGCGACAGTCAACATGTTCTCGAAGGATGTATGAGTAGTCATTTCGTCCGCATATATATCAAGAGCAGACGCTAGTTCTGGAGTGTATTCCATTTGATCAAAGTCGGAATATCGCTCGCCGCGATTCTGACTCTGCATCGCGGTTGAATTAATCCCCTCGAAAGGATTATAGGATGCCTTTTTAAAACTTTGTCCACTGGCAGATTTGAATTTGTATTTGTCTAGTTGGGTTCTTCGCTCCTGGCGGTAGAACTGTGTGCGACGATTTACAATCGGCCCAGAGAATAATCTTGTTAATCTCTTGTAGAGTGTAGATTCAGAGTTTCTAACGTTGTTGTTATTTTCTTCCATTTATTTATCCTTTGTAAAGCCAACTGAATTCTTCTTGTATTCTCTTTTGTTCTGTCATCTTATCATGACTTTCTTCTCTTCTGTATCCGTGCATGCCGGGGATAACTGTGCTTATTTTTGTATTAGCTCGTAAAATACTATCTAGCATTGCCTTAGTGTATTTCACATCTCTTTTGGATGCAGTCACTACTGTATCCCTGATCCAACACCCTATCGCCAAACTCATAACCAAGTCATCATTGTATCCCCTCATTGCTTGAGGTCTTCCGTTGTTCCAAACAAAAGTCCTAATCTCGTTTATTACACGACTAGAATACAATGTAATTACTTTGTTTCTAACAAATTCTTCAAACTTTGCAACGATAAGTGGTCTAGTCTTTGATGAGGTGGTAAATCCAGGGACGGCGCCTGAGTGTGCTTCGGCCGCATATTGCTCAACGTATTCGTGAGTAGACTTAATTGAGTGATATACGTTTGGATATTCTAGCGTCAGAAGTTTCTCCAAAACACTGAATCCTATGTTGTTGTTCTCGACAACAATCATACAATTACCGAACTCGCTCCCCACTGAATTAAGCATATTGGCAAACATATCGATATTTGGTTTTCCTTGGTATTCAGCGACGACTTCCATCGTTTCAAGTTTTATCATATGAAATACCGAGTAGTCTTGGCCGTCGCCTCTCGCGACATCAGCAACAAGAAGATAATTGAACCCGTCTTGAAATTCTTCCCAAATGTGATAGTTCCTATCAAACCCGGTTCTGTGTTTTGGCTCTGTTGTTTGCGCCAGCATTCTCTCTATGTCGTCTGGGTGAATAACAGTCTCGCCAGACATATTGAAGTTACACTCCAATTCTTGGGCGATGTCCCTCTTTGACATATTTCTGGTTTCTTTTTCAAACCACGTCATATCTCTGTCTGGGTGTACATCCCAGGGTAATCTGACTGGATGGAAACTGTTTCTCTTTTCTTCGGCATCGACATATGTCTGGTGGAACCAATTACCAACTCCGTTGGGTGTCGAAAGGGCGATACATCTTCCGCCAGTTGATAGAGTCGGATATAATCCTTTCCACATCTCTTCGAGTTCTGGGACGTGTGCTGCTTCATCCACCACAAGCAGAGATAATGCTTCGGAGCGGCCGGCATCAGCGGAAGTCGTGGAAGCTTTTATCTGAGAACCGTTGGAAAGTTCAAAAGATGTTCTGTTATCTACGGAGATCTCGGATATCCTTACCCACTCCGGCAGGTTCTTGATAAGTGCTTTCACTTTTTTAACCAAGTTTGCGGCAGTAGAAAATTTAGTTGCGACAACGAGGATGTTCTTTTCTCTTCGGAACATCATCAACCAAGCGACATATCCTGCGGTTACGGTTGAGATGCCAAGTTGTCTCGCTTTCAGTATAACATTAAATCGATAATCATTGAAGTCTTTTAGTAGTTCAGATTGAAAATTATATGTTTTGAAAGGCACCAGGCCTTTTCCGGGATGTGATATCTTCGCATAGTTATTGAGGAAGTATCCGGGATCTTTCCCGCACTTCATTATCTCTTTCTTTATTTGACTCTTTGGTATGCGATATGTCATAGCAAGATAGCATGGCAGTTATTTTACTCTTACCTTTTCGTGCTTCTCATAGTGAGAAATGCTCTGGAGCATCGATCCGACAATGGCGATCTTTTCTTGTACCCACTCTTCAATGTCTTCTTCGTCACCATAGAGATCGTGAATAGCTTTTGCTGTCTCGGAGATACCACGCAGGTTGCCCTTCACAATCGCGCCTTCTGGGCGCTCTTCTTCTCGCAAAATCTGCATCTCCTCTTTGATGATTTCTCTAATCTTTTGCTTTGTGAATTTCATTCTGACTTCTCCTTTTTTCTGGTTACATTCTGAGGCTTCTTCGCTCCGAAATCTTTCTTCCCCATTCCCAAGAAGTCTTTGATTTTCTTATCTAGCAATTCTTCTCCGTTAGGTGCCTCGGCGCTGGTGACGATACCATCCATGCCATTCACTTTATAGCACATAGATGCTTCGACCCAATTCCTGACTCTGCTTGTGGACTGTACAAGGATACTCATCTCGCCCTCTGGCTTACATGAAAGAGAATCACCCGTCACCTTTCTATATTGTTTTTTGATATACTTGAGGATGTCTGCTAGCATCTGCTCAGTATCTGATTCGAAGTTCTTATCCTTCAGTTCTTTCATGGATACGTCGCCCTGATATTTAACAGTCATCACATCTCCACCTAGGCAGATAC